GATCTCTACTACTGCTTCTGTTCCTATATTTTGTTCTAAATCACTCATTTTTATTTCTCCCTCACGTTAAAACTTTTATAAATTAGATCATTAATCTCTTCATCAGTATGGTTCAAGACTGCTAGTATGTGCAAGAAAGTAGCTTTAATACCTTCTTGATATATAGATGCTTCAGCGTCTCCATATACAAAGGTTGACTCCTTTGCTTTACAGAACTCTCCTAAATCCTTAAGAACCTCTCTTCCTTCTTTGGAAGTAAAGACCCTTCTATACATTGCTCTTCTCTCTTTAATCTTATCACTTATATTCATAATATCCTCACTATATCATACTGAGCCTAAGGTGTCAACCCCTATACACCAGCTTTTGGTAGTACTCCTGATTTTGTTAAGTTGGCTTCTTGCTCAGCTGCTTCCTTAGCCATTTGTGCTTGCCTCATTTGTTCTTGTTGTTGCTGTCTCTGTGCTCTAATCGTAGCTACTTCTTCTGCAGAGTTCAACCATTTCGAGGGTACTCCTGCATCTTTAGCAATTCCTTGTACCGCTCTATCTAAATTAAATACATCCAAAGCTCCTGGATCTACTTGTGTTAATTGAGCTGCTGCACTGAATGTTCTCATGAATGCTTCTGAGTCAGCTGATCTCTGTTGTTTAGCTAATGGCGATAAGTATTCTACATTAATCTCTTGATCTACTAATACTTCAGGTACTGGAGGTAATTTACCAGCTCTTAATAGCATTCCAAATACTCTATCAATTAGAGGATTTAAATACTCAACTTCTAAACGACCTAGTGCTGGACCTAGTAATCTAAACCTAGCTTGCTGTCTTTCTTGAATCTCTGTAGCAGTCATACGATCATTATTAGGGATAGATAATTGATCAACAAAGAAAGCTTTTTGAATTGCTTCTCTTCTTTGATTCTCTACTTCTAAACCAATATCTAAACGTATATTAGTCTGTAATGGAGCTATTCTTGGACGACCATCTGTAGCCATTCCACCGTATATAATAGATCCTGGTGTTGTTCTTAAAGGTAAAGCTACTCCATCGTCAGCCATTAATAAAGAAGGATCAACTGTCTTTTGAGCTGCTTTTATATTAGCTTTAGACATTTCATTTAACATCTTAATATCTGGCATAGCATTCCATGCAGGACTACGTCCATATACTTCACCAACTAACTTCTCAAACCTAGGTACTAAATATGGAAGCTCATTATAACCGCCTTCAGTAATTAGATGCTTATGATCTAACTCAATGTGATATGATGCGAAAGGTAAATTAAGTTTTGACTTACCACCTTCAATAGCATCTTCTCTTGGCATTACTATATGTAAGAATTCTAATTTAACATCTGGACTATTTTCTAATAGTTCTACAGTCTTTTCTGACAACTGCGATGCACCCCATTGTTGAGCTGCTTGTCTAGGTGTTAATTTAAACTTACGAAATACTGTGTCAACTTTTCCAAAACTATTCTCTAGAATATAGATCTCAGATAAGTGACGTGTATTAAATCTAATCTCTCCATCTACAGTATCAACATATATACATGAAGTACCATATCCCATAAGATCAATAAATAACTCATGGTTTTGTGGTGTAAAGTTTGAACTAGGTGAATTAAATATACTAAGCATCTTTTCAGTAGCTGCTTCTAAGAAAAGTCTAACCTCATGGTCTTGTGCTAAAACCATATCATCTATAGCTAATGTAAACCATTTAGCAGATGCTGGTAGTAATCCTCCTAAGAAGGTAGTTGCTAATAGCTCGTTAGCCATAACAGCTGTTGAATCGTATATGTTTTCAACTCTTTTTTGTCCGGGTGTTCTTTTAGTTGTGAAATCTCCTCTATGAGGGGTTACATACTTATTAATGTCTCCCCATCTAGATTCAAAGTTATATCTAGATCCAGATACTTCTTGGAATCTTGATATCAATTTAGAGATAATCTTATTATTACCGATAATTTTATCATCCATGGCGTGATCGTTATGTGTACTCATTTTAACTTCCTAATAATGTTTTAGTATCTGTAGTTGCACTCTTTGTAACTCCTAAACCTCCAGTCTTAACAGTTGAAGATAACCCTCTAGCTCCTGCCGCTCTTTGACGTTCAGCCTTAGCATTCATCTGTGCTTGCCCATCTGCCTTTTTAGGTGCAGGTGGTGGGGCTTGTACTGCCGGTGGTGGTGGTGGTGCTTGTGGAGTCGGAGGACTCGGTTTCATAAAACTTGAAAAAACTGACATTAGTGGTGCTACAAAGCTCATAATTCCGCCCATAATAATTCTCCTTAAAATAACGTTATATTGTGAATTCCTTAATATCATACCATGAATAACATATATATGTCAATACGTTACTTAAAAAAACTTAAGTATCTTATACATTAGTTAGATATTAAATGGATCGTAATCCGATTGATGTAGATCTTCTTGCCTCATTTGCTCAAACATTCTAGATGTAGCTTGAGATTTATACGATTTTAGTCCTAGAGCTAAATACCTAAATGAGTCAGCTGCATGTGAGCTATCATCGTGTAGAGGATTCTTTTTAAAAGTTCCCGTTCTACTATCATAATCTGATCTATAGTTCATTAAAGATTTTAAACCCTTATCACATTTCTTAACATCAAAGAAACATTTAGGTAACATAGTTCTAACTGCATTAATCCCATCATCTACTGGTAGCTTAGGTGCTACTTGTATCTTAAGTCCTAGATTCTGTAAATGCTCTTTACGTGTCTTACCAGTTGCTAATGATCTAACATTAACATCGTGTGGTAAAATATGATAGTCATAAGTATAAGGTTTAGATTTAACAATACTAGCATAGAAATTAAGCGACTCTCCTGTATTCTCATCATAGTCTATTATTCTAATTTCCCCACCCATCTGTTGAGCGTACCATATACATGTCTTATCATTGATACCAATATCCCAAGCTGTGATTACTGGATAGTCTGGATCATATGGAACGGAAGTTAGTTGGTTATTAGTGGCCATTTGCCCAATAACCTTAGTATAATAAGTTCCTCTAATAGCAGCAGTGAAGGAACACTCATACTCTTGTTCAAATATTTCCTCTCTACCTTTATACTCTTTCTTCGCTAGCTTAGCTTCTTCATGTGTCATAAGTGTTAATTGTTTATCTGGACCTGTAGTATCTGATAATTTAAATACTGCCGAGTACCAATTCTTCTCTGTCTTAGCCCTTAAGAATAAACGGTAGAACTCATTCTGTCCCTTAGGTGTACCAATAAAGATAGCCCATCCTTGACGATCTGATAATGTAGGTCTAATAACCTCACTCCATAAAGCATGTGGCATCTGAGCAACCTCATCTAATACTACGCCATCTAGGTATAGTCCACGGAGGTTATCTGGATTCTCCGCTCCTAGTACGAATATCTTAGCTTCATTTGGAAGTGTTATCTTTAACTCAGATTCATTAAACTTAATATCTGGTATAACTCTACTGAATGTTTTAAATGCATCCCATGCAATTAACTTAGCTTGTTTCTGTGTTGGAGCGATATATGCGAATTGTGGTTTCTGCTTATCAAGTGTCATAGCTTTTTTAATCATTTCATTAACTGCAAAGATAGTTTTACCAAAACGACGATGGCAAACGATAACGTTAAATCTTTTTAAGTGGTCATGCAAATATGCTTGCAATGGGAACGGTTTATATGGTAATGTTATAACTGACATTTTTTCTCCTAAATTGTTACTTTTTAATGATATCATGTAAATGTTACTTAGTCAAGGGGGTAGAATATATCTTTAATGGCTTTTTAAGGTATACTACAGAGGTGAAACTTATTTCTGAATACCAATACAGCCTAGATAGTAATTAGAGCTCTGTAAGGTACCTGTATGAAGCTCATTAAAAACCACCTCTTACTCTTCGCCCGGATATCTATAATTATTTATTATCCAGGTTTGGGCTAACTTGATATAATATTCTGGGTATTTATCTAGGGCTGGCATGTTTGCCTTTGCCCTTAGCTTTATTTCTAACTCGGTTAAAGGACATAGGATTGAACTAGACATAGCTCTTAGTCCTAGTGATAGGAGGGAGATCTTAGCCCATAGTGGAAAAGTCTCGTCCGTTATACCGTACCATATTTGAAACGGAATAGAGGCTATGATGATAAAGTGTATTAGTGCTAGTAGGTATACTATGGCTTTGTTTAACATGGGGGCTCCTTATTTATTAAATATCTTTATAGTATAATAACTACTACCCTAAAGGGTATTGTAGTTATATATTAAATATACTTAAAGGCTATCGTAGTTAATAAACTTTAATTGTAGTATATAATATAATATATATATATATATAATATAATAAACTATAAAGGTTTTTCGGTTTTCAAAATTAGGGGGAAAATTGTTTCCTCCGTTTTAACTTAATCTTCAATTTCCTTAGATACAACTTCTTCTAAAGTTCCTTCTATGGTTTTTAACTGCTCGTTTGTAAGCTTGGCCACATCAGGCTTCTCATCAACGAGCCACTTGATCTCTATGGTCTTGTCTTGAATTTGTGTACTCTCGACGTTAGATAATTTAGCATGCTGGTATTGGATCAATTCTTTAGCTAGTAATTTAGCCTCTGCTCTTGTCTCAGCTGTTTCCAATAAAGCTTCTAACATTAACTTAGCATCCTTACCTGCTAACTTACGTATTTCATCGGTTAGCTCTCCAGTGTTATGTATTCCACCTGCCTCTTTTCTTACCTTATCCATTACTCTTTTTTTCATGGCTTCTTTAGTAGTTCCTTTAGGTCTTCCAGCTTTCTTCTTTTTAGGTGTATCTGTCATGTAAATCCTCGATGGTTATAGTTATCTCATTCTTAGTATATCACAGTTTCTATTTATTGTCAAGCATTATCTTATGTCAAGAACTTTTATTAAATACTAGGTATGTAAAGTTATTTCTTGACACGCTATATAGATATACATTATAGACATCCCCCCTATTCCTTAAATAATATAGCAAAGATAATTGAAAAAATTGGTATACACCATGGCTCATTCCTTAAATTTTTCTTAATGGGGGCATGACCTTTTTAAAATAAACTTCTTGACATTTACTCCCTTCTATGATTTAATTTCTCCCCCCTATTTTATACAAGCATACATTGAACTAGAAGTCAAGTCTTTTATTTAATCTCCCCCCTAAAATACTTCTTGACATTAGTAGAATAGTATGAAAGCTTAGACCTATTTATATTATACTACCTATGTAAAAATAGTTCTTGACATTCTGTATGGAATATGTTCCATTAGTTGTACTTAGTCACACTACCTGATCTACAAGAAATACCCCCCTATATTTATCAACAGATGTCCATACGATATAGGAAGTGTAAGTAGCTAGAACCCTAGGCTTTCTGCGGCCTTCAGCTTACAGTACATCTAGACTTAGTAAGTACTTGAAGACAGACCCCAATACTCCAACGCCTATGAAGAAGGTAACTAATGAGTACAATACAAGTAAGCTTACTTTAGTTGGTTTATCTATTAATTTCATATTATTTCTCCTATTAATTTATATTATTTAACTATTATTTAACCCGCGTTTTTACAAGTTGTTAGTCCGCATTTTTACGATAGTTATGTTCACTATATTGTTCACTAATGGCCCTAGTGTACAGTATAATAAACATTAAATTACCTGATACTATAGTAGTAATATAGTAATCGTTAGCACTATTAACATCAGACCAAAGCCTGCAATATACACTACCAGTTCTTCGTTAGACATGATATCTTCTCCTCCATTTCATTGATTGCTTTCTGTAATAATAACCCCTCTAAACTTAGCTTACCTACCTCTATTAGACGCATCTTACTATGGTTAATATCCTCTTTCATCCACCTTACTTCTCTCCTCTCATCAGCTAATTCTATGTCTGACCACTGTACAAATTTATCTATATCGTATGATAATACTGCCATCTTATTAACAGCTCTAAGTTGATCCAGTTGACTCAGTCCTAAGGCCTTGTCGTAAACCTCCTGACTAATCTTATTACTCTCTAATAATTTCTTTAATTCTTCCATCTAACTATCCTCCATAATACTCTTTAAAGTTAATTCAATAACATAGCTATGAATGTCCTTTAAATGCTTTTTAGCAGGATTATATATCTTACTTTTATCTCTTAAAATCCCTTCCAATAAGCTCTTCTATCAGAGTTTGGAACGCAAATCTTATTACCCAAACCAGGAAAATTAGAGAAGCTACCCCAACTCCTCCAAATATACTTCCTAATAAGTAGCCTATTAACATGTAAATTATGCTCATTTTAGCTCTCCTATTTTAATCCTAAAAGAAGAATTGCAGCATCTGCGATTAGATCAATTGCTAATCCAGCCACTAACATCATTCCTAACTTTTCTAGTAGTGTTGCACTCTTAATTAAATTAATTACTTTAGTCATTTTATTATCCTTTATTACTTCATATACCCATGCTACAGAGGTGAAGTTAGCCTCTTGTAACCTACCCTACTACAGGGATTTAATTCTTATTGTTATCTATTATTCATTAATATCATATCTACACACCTTGAGACTAGGATACTCCTTTACGGTAATATGCAATATAGCCTAGATACATTCACCTCCTTTATTTTGTTGATACACTATTTCTTTCGTAAGCCCACATGTTCCTCGTAAGTATGAACATTGGTGTTAAATTTTTATGATTAACTAACATGATAATACTCCTCCACTATTTTACGTTGTTTTAATAAAGCGTCAAGAGCTTGTTGTAAATTCTCTTGAGCTGTGTCATCATCTGAGTCCTCTAGAACTGCATCTATTAACTCTGATACCTCTTCTTGTATCTTGATGTATAATTCTCTTGGTGTTTCGTAAGTCATTGTATTGTCCCCCTCTATTATTAGAATACCATATAAAAGTTAATTAATTGTTAATTTTTAAATATAAATATAGCCCATAAGCTATATTTAATGCAATTAATATAATAATGCCTATATCACTTATTGAATCTCCTGATCCACCTATACTATATAATACGTCTTTATACATTTTATAAACTCCCTATGTTAAGTAATATTCCCACAATCATCATACATGCCACAATCGATCCAAGATCCTTATCCTTAATGTATCCAACTATTCCAATTACTGTTAATATGCTAAATGTCATCATTGTCTCAATCTTTATATTGTCTCTCTCTATATTTATAGAATAGCACTAAATAGTTACTAAAACATTAACAAAGCCATGATAAGTTTCATTTTCTCTGGACAGTAAGCACTTTCCTTCCGAATACATCCGCAATTACTACATTTCCTCTTCATTTTACCATCTCCTATACTTCATACCACTTGTTAGTTACAGCCATTTGGTATACAATAGCCCTTAATCTCCTAATTTCTAGCTTTAAACCCTCATTTTCTTCAGAAAGGTCATTTAATATGTCTAAAGTATCCATATACTACCCCCTAAATGTCAATCTTAAGTTTAAACTCATTATCGTAAGCAGCAAGCATTTTACCAACTAACTTATGTCTAACAATGTCAGTAGCTCGCATTTCTGATATACCAATTCCTTTGATTCCTCTAAAGATCTCATAGTTTGAAAGCCCACTCTGCACAGATCTTGGTAGATCCGATTGACTGAGGTCTCCATTGATAACCATCTTACTTTGTTTACCTAAACGTGTTAAAAACATTCTCATTTGAGCTTCGGTAGTGTTCTGCGCCTCGTCAAGAATGACGAAAGCATCCTCTAGTGTTCTACCTCTCATGTAGGCCAAAGGGGCGATTTCTATAATCTTTTGCTGCATCAATTGTTCTAACTCAGCAACTCCCATTAACTTCCTCAGAGCATCCATTAAAGGAATTACATACGGATCTAGTTTTTCTTCGAGAGTACCAGGTAGAAACCCTAGGTTCTCACCAGCTTCTACAACTGGTCTTGTCAAGATAATCCTATTAACTTCTTTAGATTGTAATGCTTTAACTGCCATCGCAATTGCCAGGAATGTCTTACCAGTACCTGCTGGCCCCACTCCGAAGATTACGTCATGACGATCTAAATTATCAATATAATCGTTCTGTCCTTGAGTTCTTGCATTTATTACGAAAGTTTTTCCTTTAATATGTTTCATGGTTTAGTCCTTTTTAAAATTGTTTACCAGTTAAGTCTATTTTTTATACTTGTAGCCAAGTTCCTTAATTGTTACTGCGTTTAAGTGATCTGCCTCATGCATGAATACCATAGCTTTAACCCCGCTTAATATTCTTGAAACAGATTGGCGGCGATCTCCAATTAATGTTTCATAAGATACTTCAATGAAGTTAGGCCTTCTCACTGCATACCCTGCTTCCCGATCTACTGAAAGACATCCTTCAACGTTTTCATAATACTCTGTACCCTCTACTGCTTTATACTTAGGATTTATAATTAGAGTATGTTCTGAATACAAACTATCTATTACTGCTATTTTGAAGTTATATCCTATCTGTGGGCCTGCAAGTCCTATTCCCTTAGCTTTTACCATGTGCTCTGTTAACATAGTCTCTAGGTCCTTTAAATTGGCTACAGACATCCTTTTAGGTATTGCCTTAATCTTTTTAGGATCTTTAACCAATTGCGAATGAGCTGTGATCAATTTCATGTCTTTTGTGATACGCATCTATTAACTCCTTACTGTCTAAAATTATTATTATGTTATAAGCTTCTCTAGCTGTTATTGTTCCAAGAGTAATTTCCTCATTTAATGTAGGTATTACTACGTTCTCTATGTAAGTTCTTTTATTTTTCGTCTGTATCATTAGAACCTCCATTCTTTAGGTGTATTATTTTGTTATATAGATCAAAATGTGTATTTAGTAACTCTAATAATCTACCTTTAGTGTTTACTATGCCTCTTTTATTCATATCTTCTCCTAATATGTATACATCTTCACCTGACAAATATCTATGTAGCTCATCATCAGTTAAATATTGTGATATGTATTTACTAGCTATTTTAGTAAAGCTCATATGGTAAGGATCATTAAAATCAATTAACTGTACTCCTGTAAATGTACTATATCTAGCTACGTGGAATACCATTTGAGCATTACTGCCAATTGATCTATCTTTTGTTGACATTGTGAAGATAGCAGCAGCAGAAGCAGCCATTCCATTAACTCTTACCTTAATATGGGTATCATCATTCTCAATAACATCCATAAGCTCTAGTAAGTCTGATAAGTAACCTCCAGGGTTCTTAACATTTATTTGAATTATGTCATTACCTTTAACTTCTCTAATAAGTTTTATAAGATTGGCAGTTTGTACGTGATCTACTTCCCTATACTCGAAAGTGAATACTTGAACTGGATCAAGGTTAAGACTAGATCCTAATAACATTACTGCTGTAGAACCAAGCACAAAAGCTTTTTGAGCTTTACCTAGATTCTTGTTTACTTTATTAAATATTTTTTTAAACTGCTTAATCATTTTATTGTTCCTTTTAGTTTACCTATACTTATATTATCTCACGAATATGAAAAATAGTCAAGTCTTTTTTCTTTAATTCAATTGTTTTAGATAATATCTTAGCAGCCCTTCTTTGATTGCCTTGTAATGTTTCTATTCCAAGCTCTTTAGCTACTTCTCCATTTAGTATAACTAAAAACATTAATCCAAATAGAGCCCTCATTTTATTATCCTCCGTATCCAGCTTCGTTTATGTATAAGGTTAAACACTCATCTAATTCTCTTATATCCATATCTAGCTTTTTTATGAATCCCCAACCCTCGTTGTTTCTAATAGCTTCGATCTTTTGTACTTGTAACTTATCCTTATAAAGTCTGGCTTCTAGTAACGTTCTATTAAAGTTTGTCATTTTTCTACCTCCTGTTTACCTCTATTATTAGAATACCATATAAAAGTTAATTAAACGTTAACTAATCGTAATCAATACCCAATTCTAAATCTTTTATTTCTTGTTCTCTCAGATGAGCGGTTACCCATCGAGTAGTATATGTCACTTCGTAATTTTTTAAACGTTTTGTAACTTCACTCATTTTAGCCTCCTTAATTGTTTCTCTCTCTATCATTAGAATATCACATATTTATTAATAAAAGATTAACGCTAGGAAGTTTCCTTACGCGTACGTGTGTATTATATATATATATATATTTATTAAACTATATACTTTAATTAACTACGATAGTATAACTATAATAACCTTTAGGTTTATAGTTATTATACTTTAAAGACATTTATTAAATTATCACTTGACTTTATTTTAAAAATAATGCTATACTATAAGTAGTGGGTTAACTAATTTAAAGGAAAATCATGAAGTTTATAAATAAAAATGGAAATGATAATGATACGCCAGACATAAAGGATAAAAAAAGAAGGCAGAATCTAATTGACAATGAAAAGAAGGCTGGATCTAAATTCGGTAAATTAACCGTAGATTCTCTAAATGATATAAACTTCGAGTATACTGGAGATTATCCATCAGATGATGATTATGATATGTCAGAAGTGTTAGAGATGCTTCCAACTACTACGGATCTTATTGAGTATTTAGATGAATATGTAATAGGACAGGATGAGGCTAAGGAAACCTTAGTCATAGCCGTAGTAAATCATTTATACATCGCTGTACATAATTTCTCTAAAGACGTTATGGAAAAGAGGGTAGACCCAATTAAGAAACAAGGATTAATGATAGTAGGACCTTCAGGTACCGGTAAGACGTATATGGTGTCTTTGCTTTGTAAGTATTTAGAGCTTCCTAAAGTAATTGCTGATGCAACAGCCTTGACTTCAGCAGGTTATGTAGGTAAAGATGTAAATAGTTTATTAGAAGACATGTTACGAGATGCTCAAGGAGATTTAGATGCTGCTGAGATGGGTATTATGTTTATAGATGAAGTAGATAAGATAGCTACTAAAGCCTCTTCTACAGGGGATAGAGACGTCAAAGGACAAGAAGTACAGTATGGACTACTAAAGCTAATAGAGGGCTCCTCACAGCAAGTTTCTCTGTCTCAAAGACAAGGATCTAGGTCACTGCCTATGGATACATCTAATATGTTATTTATATTTAGTGGAGCCTTTACAGAGCTTAGAGAAAATATGAAGAACAATAAAGAAAAATTAGGGATTGGTTTTGGTTCTGAGGTTAATAAAGATGTTATTAATAAAGAAATTTTAACCGAGGATTTGATCGAGTATGGTATGGTACCAGAATTAATGGGACGTATTGGAAAGATTACAAAGACTAAGCCTTTAAAAAAGGCTGAATTGAAGAGAATACTTCTAGAAGTTAAAGGTGGAATGCTCTACTCTTATAAGAAGTTATTTGAAATTAGGGGGTTAGACTGGCCATTTAAAAGTGATGCAGTTCTAGCTAATCGTATAATAAAGAAAGCTACAGATAAAGGATTAGGAGCTAGGGGATTAGGTCCGCTATTAGACGCTGAGCTTCACGAGTACATGTTGGATTAAGATAATGAAAATATTTAATAAATTTATAGGGCTTCTTAAGGAGGCTAGGGAACACAATCGCTTTAAATTTTGGATGCAAGTGATGAATGTTACATGGATCTTCATAGGATCGGTAGTTATTCTCTCTTACGCTATATTCCTTAGTGATCATATCGTTAGGGATATAGGTTTGAGTATAATGACAGCAGCAGCTGGATTTAAAGCTGTAATACAATACTTTATAAAATAAGGAGAAAGTATATGAGAATATCTGCAATTGGTCTTGAAATGATCAAGGAGTTTGAAGGAGTACGTTTAGGTCGATATAAAGACGTAGCGGGATTGTGGACTATAGGTGTTGGACATCTGATTACTAAAGATGATAATCTTCCTGATATAATTACTGAAAAGCATGCATTAGAACTATTAGATGCTGATTTAGATAAATTCGAGAGAGCTGTTAACAAAGTTGACTATTGTATGACACAGCCTCAGTTTGACGCTATGGTGTCTTTAGCCTTTAACATAGGTGTAGGGGCCTTTAATAAGTCTTCAGTTAAGAGAAGGCTTGAGAAGGGAGATATAGAGGGTTCTGCTGAAGCTTTCACCATGTGGAAGAAGGCAGGAGGTAGGGTAGTACCAGGATTATTAATGAGACGTATAGTTGAAGCTATTATATTTAATGATGGTAAGGTTACTGAGCCGATGTTAACGGATATTGAGCAATTATCTGAAAGACATATAGATAGAATGGAAAACATTTTTGAGAAGCTAAAATATTTCTTGACATTTAATTAAATGTGTGATATTATTGTAGTATAGGGTAAATTAAAATAGGATAGATTATGAAAGGTTTACATTTAACGATAACGATACTAATGACAATAACAAGCTCTTCAGCATATATTGATGCAGTAGGATATGTTAAAGTAGATAACAAGCCGGTTAAACTATATCAATTAGGTCAAGATCATGTAGTACATCCAAAAGGTGTTGACATGTTAAAGATTAAAAAAGCAACACGTCCAGGATACGTAAAACAAGATGACTAAGATAACGAAACAATGGCTAGGAGATCTAGTCTTTATAGATGGGGAAAAATATTCCCATGGTAAGATGGCT